TTACTTCTTTGCCTCCATACTTTGTGATTTAGGATTTGCCCACCAAAGAACAGGGCCATTTTCTGAATCAAATGCTGCTATTAGAAATAAGCCTTCTTGTGGTGGCTGCGGCTTCCAGTTGGACCAATCACTAAGATTATCTTCTGGAATCTCTTCAATATCCCAATAGTCAAGGTTTTCGATTTTTATAGAAACACCAAGGTTCTTTTGCAGTTGTGCCCATTGTTCTTTTGTATAAAACTCAGCATGCTCTCCAATCGTGTCATGTAGCTCTATATCAGGATGGAACCAGCAGCTATTTAAATCATCCGGTACTTGTGTTGGTTGTATTTGATATTTCATTCCTCAGCTCCATTTCCGTAAAATTGTTTTGCCTCATCAAAGCTTTTGGTTACAAGGGGAGCAGAACCTTTCTTGTAGCAAATTACAATTTCATCAAACTTAAAAACACGTTCAGCTGTCTTCAAATCAAAGCATTGATACATTGCTTGGGTGAACCAGCTTTCTACATAAAATAGTTTTTTAATATGATCCTTACGTGTGCCGTGCCATTTCTGGACTTTGATAACATCATCGAAAATTTCTAAGAAAAAGTTGTTGCCTTCCTTTTCATGCATTTTTCTATAACGCTCTACAACTCTCTCGGCTATCTCTTTAGAAGCTGCTGGTGTTTGTTTAAGAGGGCTGTCACCTTCAGGCCGCATTGCAACCGCCCATAATGTTGATTTGCTCATTGTTCAGCTCCCGATTTGCGCTCTTCCTCTTCAAAAAACGCATTCATACTTTCATATTGATCTGCTTCTTTTTCCGCTATCCATTTGGCATTGTTATGAAGAATTTCTTGTGCTTCAGACTCTGATTCACAAACCTTGATTTCAGCTAAACCAGTTTCTTTATTGGTAATTTGATAAACACAATAAAGTTTTTGAGTGCCCAACTGAGCTTGAACATGTTTTTCGACAATAAGCATATCGTCTATAAATATTTCAGATTCTGCGATTAACCCCATTAACTGCTCTTCCGTGCTGGCGAAGTTTTCTGGTTCATCTGCATCTTGCCACCATGTAGAAATTTTAGATTTCTCAATAAGCACGTGAGTTTCTGGCACCGCCTGAGCTTTGACTTTTTCTAGCTCTGCATCCCGATGCTTTGCACATCTAAGCCAAGCATCCCAACGGCTATTCATGTTGCTTATTTCTTTCTGAGCAATCTCAGACGGATTGTTCGATCTAGTCATAAACAGTTCATGCTCATGACTAAAAATAATGTCTCTTCTTCCTTTGTAATATTGGAAGGTATTCAGAAAAGCCTCTCTTTCCTTATTCAAATCAAACATCATTAAGCCCTCAAATATTCTTCTTTAGTCCACTCAACAAATTCTTTATAAAGCTGCTGAGCGGGTTTATTTAACCGGTTGTTGTAGTCAATCGTTATGCGGCGCCAAGCTACAGGTACGGCATAATGTTTCGTTAAAAGCATTGCTTGGTTTACTCCCTGCTGGACTATTACAAAGCCCAGCAAGTGCAAGTAGTTTGTAAAACCAAGTAAGTGCTTGTTATTCACTTTCTTGAATTGGTCTTTCATATTAGAAGTTGTCTCCTAATAGATAATCAGGGTCAGGCTCTTGGGTTGAATTAGATGTAGGATTTTCTAACTCGTAGCGGCGTTTTCTCACATACCCCATAAGCTTCGGTTGAATCTGTGGATCTCGTGCAGCCACATCAATTTCAAGTGCATCCAGGGTAGTAAGATCTGGTGCGTTTTGGATCTGAACCATTAGAGAAGGCGGTTCGCTCTCTACAGGTTTTTCATTCGCTAGTTCTGTTAAACGCTTATGAGTAGCTTTGAGCAATGGGTCCATTTGTTTATCAGACCAAGTGCGGGTATAACGATAAACCGCATTTACTTCTGCAGGTGTTTTTGACTCTTTTACACGCTGTAGAAGAGTATCTAGGGTTTGCTGATATTCTGGATCTACTTTAGGCTCGTTAGTTTCTGGAACTAACAGATCCTCAGATGTGGTGACATTTGTTTGTTCGGTAATAACAATTGTTGGTTGAATTTCTGCAGAAATAACTTCAATAGGCTTTTCTGCTTTTGATTTCTTGCCACGCTGTTTCTTTTTTTCATCACCTAAGCGAATAACACTTAAATCGTCATTAACTTCAAAACCTAACGCTTTGGACAGTGCTTTTAATTGAAGCTTGGCGTTTTCTGCATCACGTTGAACGAAGCCACTGTTAATAGAATCAATTAATGCGTTAGTTTTGAAATCTAAAACATAGACCGTAGGTGAATATGTACTGATTACAAAAACTTCCTGACCGTCTTCATACTCATCAATAGTTAATGGCTTTGTGAATGTAATGCCAGCCAGTTCAATAGTTTCGATTTTGATGCAGAATTCAAAACCCGGTTTGCCAAAAACAGAAGCGGGGAATTGATCTAAATCGGCAAAGTCCAACATGTCTCCGGCTGGACGACATAGAACAGTTTTACCGTTTTGAAGAGCTGCAAATGCTTCAGCTGCAGTTAGTAAGTTAGACATAAATAGCTCTCCTTTTAGTGATGTAACGACTGTTGTTGCTGAACTTGCTGAGGATTGTTTTTAGGTGCCCAACCCATCTGATCGGCACGTGCTTGGCATGCTCTATTGATACCCGCCTCATACGTAGTACCTTTAAACTTCTTAATCGCAGCATTTAAGATGTTGGTGTCTGGTGCATCTTTAATTGCTTTTAATGCATCTTGATATAGTTGGTCCTGAGTACGAGGCGGCTTCTGGTTACCACCCTGAGCGATTGTCTGATTATTTTGATTTGTATTTTGACCTGCTGGGGTAGAGGCATTTTGCTCTAGATAGGCATAGTCATAGTTGTATAGATATTTACTTCCATCAAAATTACCGAGGTAGACATCAGCTGCCACACCAATAGCTTTAAACGCTACACCAAGAGCATCAGTAACGGCCTTTTTATAACCTTCATCAATCGCTACTAATTTGCCCTTTTGAACTTCAACAATTGCTGAACCGCCGTTGCCGAAAAATTCCTCACCCCAAACACCATCAATCTTGGTTTTTACTGCTACTTCAGCAAAAGCCATAATGGTTCCATCTGGAGCAGTTTCAGACCATAAACGTACATGTCTATAAGTCCAGCCATGACCAACGGGACCAAAGGCCTGAGTCATAGCCATTAATCGCCATTGAGGGTTAATATCTGATTTACCTTTTAAATAACCAAACTCAATTTTTTTAAGAAAATTGGTAGGCGTTTGCTTAACTGCATTCCAGATATGTAAGTTGTCTTTTGAGTTTTCAGTTGTCATTTTTCTTATCCTTATCTTGAGCCTGTAAAACCGCGTTTTTGCTTATATGCTTTGCGGTCATAAGCAGGGATATTTGTTTCACGCAGTTTTATAGCGAGCTGCTTTCTGCGCTGAAAATCGATTTCTTGGGTGAGTTCATTCCAAACTTTTGGATAATAAGTTTGGAACCTGAACACATTTAAAGGCGTCTTAACTCCGTCTTTAACTTTGTAAAGAACTGAGCCATTAGCATTAGATGCGTACACTTGCCAGCCAATGCGGACAGAGTAGAGGCCCTTATCATCACGGCCTAAAAATGACATGTAGCCGTCAGGGTGTTTTTTGAAATTAGACATGTTCAGCCTCCTTACATTCGCATGTACCAACAAAGGCATACGTAAGCGGGCTAGGAGCATCTACAGGTGAGACGTCCCTAATATTTAAAGGAATAATTTCTTTGCGATATTTAACTAAAACCACATCACCTTCACGGCAATTGACAATTCCTTCTCTAGAAGAAAAACGTGCAGATTTAGAAGATTGGGTTACTCTGCAAAATGAAACCTCATCACCAGCTTTGATTTTTGAACGGTCAACAGGAATCATCTTCTTGCAAGTAGGGCAGTTATAATCTTTCATTAGGCTGCCTCCAACCAGTTATTACGGTCGATATAGCCAGCCAATAAAATATTTATATTTTTATGGTCATCATGATTGGTAAAGTCATTGAAAGACTTCCCGCTTAGATCCGTTACTGAATCAATAGCCAAATTTGTAATTTCAGCAGTTGTAAAGTCAGATCCAGCTACGCCGTAGCTATCAGCTACACCGTCAAAATCGAAGCTCACATTTAATTTGAAGCCGTCAATGCGGATAACTGCTTCACCAGATTTTTCTCCAGTTTTCTTAACAGCCAGAAGTTCATATTCAGAAGCAACGACTTGCTCGCTTTCATATGAGTAATTAGAAGGGACGCTAGAATTAGCAGTTCGATATTCACAAGAACTCAAGGCTACAAGTACAGCAATTGCTGTAACTCCAGTTACCTTATGCTTGTTTGAAAAGGTTTTTACGTTCATAATTGATCTCGCAGTTTGCAAAAGCACATCGGACCTGGGGAGGGGCGGTGTGCTTTTTTTGTTGTCTGTGAGATAATATTAACTATGGTTAATTTTTTAGTCAAGAGAAAAGTTAACATTAGTTAATCTTTTTATTAACTATAATTCATGCTTTAATAGACAAAAGAAAACCCACACGGGGTGGGTTGCAAATAGTAGTGCCAAGTCAAAATTTAATAATTTTAATTCATGAGGTGTTGAAATGAACTTTGTAGCCAATTCAGAAGAGGGAGTAACTCCAACTCAGCTTCAGCATGATTGCGAGCTCGAAAGAAAACACAATAAATTGGAACTAGGGAAGATTGCTGAACGCTTCCTTCACGAATTTCCCAAACAAACTCCGTTTGATAAAAATCAGCAAACTGTTTCCCAATAGTCTCAAGGGTGTGGGATACAAACATTTCATCAAGTTTATGAATGTCGATTAATGAATAATTAATATTGGGTCTAAAACAAAACTCGATATATCCATGATAAATTGCATTCTCATTTTCTCTATCAAAAAGAAAGCCAGTTGTCATGAAGGGGGTATTTTGTATATTTAATTGGTATACCGCTTTTTTGATTTTAGGAAGATTGTCAAATTCAGTTATCAAGTCAATTTGCGCTGGATTTTCTACCAAATTAAAGCCACCATTATTTGATGCACCGTTTTCAAAATCTTTTCTATATGGGAAATTTTTCCAAGAACCTTCAACTCTTTTTACTGCCATCTCTGTTTCCCCCTTTAGCAATTTGCGTGTTTAAAAGTATCGTGTCTGGTCACGTTTATTAATCCTTAGAAATATTAATCTTTTGCCCAAGCTTTCCTTCTTTTACCAGCTGAACGACCTGTTCATTTGTAAGGACTGGAATAAAGACCTTGTCGCCAATATCTTTAGAAAGAATCTTTACTTCTTCGGCTGTTAGCACCAAAGCTTCACCATGTTTCGCAGCATCATTGATGCGAGCAATAATCTGGTTGATTGGTCGTTTTGAATTGTCCATAAGTCTTCCTGTGATTAATGCGAATAAGGATGTTCTTGTCTATGCTGACTTGGCGGCACGATATCTGTAATAGCGGTAATACTTTCAACCTCGTCCATTTCAAAGAAAAATCGCTCACCACCATTCACAGAAAGCAAACTTAAAACCCCACCATTGATGCCGACAAATTCTTTAATTGTGCATCTTCCATCCTTCAAGCACACCTGAACAAACTCATTCGGCACAAGATCTGCATCAGGGTCGCATACAACATACCAGCCATTACGAATTGCTGGAAACATTGAGTCGCCAGTGCCTTTAATGCCATAGGCTCTTGGTCCTGCTGAGTGAGTTGGAACATACCCATCTCCAGCATTGCCTTCATAACCCATATCTGTGAAATAGCCATCCATGCCCATCTTGGAGTAAGCCTTAACAGGAACATATCTTTTTTGGGTGGGGAATGGTTTAACAGGTGTTTCAAGAAATTTAACAGCATCTTCGCTATCGGGAATATTGTATTTTTTCTTAAAAGCTTCGATATCCAGAACATTTAATTGAAGTAAATTGTTCGATTCTTGTTCAATCGGTCCACCATAAAGCAACCAATCGTCACTCACACCTAAAAATTTCGCAATGACTTTCAAGTTTTCCGCTGTAGGGACGCTAGTGCCATCTAGCCATTTCTTTACAGCAACAGGAGATTTTTTTGTTGCTCTTGCTAAATCAGCGGCTCTTAATTTTTTTTCTTCAAGTTTTTGCCTAATTCGAGAGTGTAAAGACATAACAAATATTCCAAAAACATTAACTAATGTTAATACGATCTATTGAAACTATGGTTAACAAGTGATAAATTTGGTTTATTAACTATAGTTAACTTGGTGTAACCATGAAAATTAGTGATCTCATGACATACCACGGCTGCAAAAGTCGAAAAGAGTTGTCTGAAAAAACTGGGTATTCAACTGTGACCCTCTGGAAGTGGGAAAACAATGGTATACCAGCCAGAACTCAAGCAGTCCTGCAAGTCAAAACCAAAGGCAAACTTAAAGCCGATTTACAAGCATTAACCGCTTAGGACCTTAACCATGAGCAAAGTATTAAATGAATTGCCTGCAAGTGCTAGCAACAATGAATCGCTCATATTGCAAGCACTTAACGCTAGCAATCAAAGACAAGTAGCAGAGATGATAAATGTCGATGCAAGCATCCTTTCACGGATGAAAACAGAAAAGAAATCAAATGGATGGACTGAGATTGAGTTTATTAGCTTTTTGTTGACAGCCATTGGTTTGAAGGTTGTGCAAGAAAGTGATGTGTATTGTTCACCTGAAATTGCAGAAGCAACGCGAGTCTATTTAGCACATGCATTCACTTCACCTGAATACATGCGGATTTTATTCAAATAAAAAACCACTACCTGCGCAAACAGGAGTGGTTTATAGGCATTCAATTGAGGTGGATCAAATGAACACAAACAATTTATCAGAACAACCAATCGAACTCAACTCACCAGATTTTTTAATAGGTGACGTTGTAGTACTTACTAAAGAGTGTCGAAGTTTTAAATCAAACGATTTATTTGAGGTTAAAAATAAAACTTTGACTAGGTTGTGGACTATCAAATCGGAGAATCATTTGATTCTGGTTTCATCAAAAGAAATCCGTACAGCAACAGTAGCAGAGCTCAACGCTAAACGCCGCCTAACAAAAGCTGAGCAAGCATTAGCGGAGGTGTCATGAATAGTCAATTTAAGTATAAACCTGAGTACAAACAGACTCAGGAAATTCAGTCCTTCTTTGATCCAGCGTTAGTGATTCTCAATGAGCTACATGATCGTAACCGTAAAAATCTAAGAGCCAAAGGTTATGACGAAAATAATGCTGCAATAACGCGTGAAGAATTTTCACAAACTATGGCACAGCGTTTTCGCATTAATCAGTGGTTAGCAGGGCAGATCGTTAATAGTTTGGCTAATGCTGACTTGGTTCAAAAATTTGGTGGGTATGTAAAGCCTAAGGTCGGTGTACATGAGTAATTTTGTGCCTAATTCCTTTCAAGTGCCTAATGCATTTGTTGACGAGGTTTTAAATAAAATCTCTGATGCTGCATGCAAAATTTATTTAGTTATTTGCCGTAAAACTCGTGGCTGGAATAAGGAGATGGATTCCATCTCTTTAACTCAATTTGAAGAGATTACAGGGAAGAGTAGACCGACAGTTGTTAAATGCCTTAATGAATTAATTAAAGTTGGTTTAGTCGTGGAACAACCAAGCACAATTCATGGAAATACATTCAAATTAGGTAACGATACTAGCGTTGGTTTAGTGCTTAAATTCCCTAGTAAAAATTTTTTACTACCTGAAATTTATGGCCAAACTAGTAAAAATTCTTTACCACTTCTAGTTAAAAATTTTAACTACACTAGTAAAAATTTTTTACCGCTACTAGTAAAAATTTTTAACACACAAAGTATCACTATCAAAAACAACTCTCAAAGTAATAAAAAAATAAATAAAAAAAGAGAGTCAGTTTCTGAAAAACCTAAAACAGAAAAACCAAATGAATTTAATCCACGTTCAGTTGAACTACCTGCATGTGTAGATCCAGAGCTGTGGAACAATTTTGTTGATATGCGTATCAGCATCAAAAAACCACTTTCTGAAAACGCAGTAAAGCTAATCCTTAAAAAACTTATCTCGTTTGGACCTTTCGCTAACCAATCACTGGAAAACTCAATTATCGGAAATTATCAGGGTGTATTTGAACCTCGCCAAAATCAAATTCAGGAAAACCCACAATCACATAACGTTCCTGAAGAACCGGGTTATTTCACTCAAATGTACGCTGAAAGCAACCGTTCAAACGTGATTGACGTTACTCCAGTGTCACAAGATTTTGGAGGCTATTAATCATGAATGAATTAGCACCATTTGAAAGTTTTTTAAAAGAACTAATTGCGGCTTACAGAACTAAATACGCTGTTCAGTTCAATAAGAATTTCCCAGTTGAAGGGAAAAATGCCGTTCCAATGCAAATCGTTGAACAGCAGCTTGCTAAAGCATTGGTTGGGGTTACACCTAATCAACTTCAAAGAGGCTTAGCGCTATTTTACGCTAGTACAAATACCTACATGCCTAACTTCGCTGAATTCCGTGCTATGTGCATGGGGGACGATTGGTGGAGCGCTGAGAAGGCTTGGGTTAAGGCTTGTGAATACACTCAGATCTCTCAACACAAAAAAGTGACTTTGCCAGACGGAAGAGAGCAGAACCAAGAAATTACAACCTTGACCAAATTTGTTTTAGACCAAGTTTATTCACTAATCCAAGATGGTGAAATGTACAAAGCCAAAATGGAATTTATCAAAATCTATGATGAATACAAGGCTGAAGCACAATTGAAGGGTAAAACCCAAGCTTGGTACCAAGAACCAATTTTATTAGCTCAGAAAAATGAGCAAAAGGTGCATAAGCCTGTTTCAAATGACGAAGCGCAAAAGCATCTCCAATCATTGATGGAACGTTTAAAAATCAATGGTCGTAAACCAGCACCAGTACAAAAACTTCAGGCAAAAGAAAAAGAGCCTGAACTTGCAAAAGAATTAGGGCCAGATCCTTTCGACAATCCGCATGAATACGCAGAGATGTGTCGCCGAGAAGGTATGCCGATACCTAGAAATATTCTTCAGCTAATTGATGGGACGAATGTATGAAACCAGAACAGTTTATCAAGGACCAAGGCATCCATAAGGCTAAAGAAAGATTGAAGGCCGCTAAAGAAAGCGGGTTAGACATGTGGACTTATGGTTGGGGTTTTACAACTAATCAGCTAGAGCAAGCACTGAAGGAAGTAGATGTAAACACACTTGCAAACTTCGATTTAGCTGAAGCAATTGCTCGTAGTGAAAAATTAAGAGGGAGATACAACCGTAGTGGCCTATCTAATACTGATTACAACGAGTTACTTCGATTAGAGAAGGCAGTTGAGGAAGCGCGAAAAGAACAGGATGAGGTGAAAGTAATACCAACACAAATTAAAGAGAAAGCAGGGGATAACATGCTTTGGCTCCATAAGCCAACCAGTACTTACTACATGACTGACAGCAGCATTTATTTGTACTACTGGAATGATGATTTACAAGACTGGGACGATTCTGATTACACAATCAAAGATTCATTCTTTGGGGAGTTGGATGCGCTATGAGTGAGTTTGAGGGTAAATCTGAAAAGTGGGCTTGGGAGATTCAAAAAGAACAACAAGCGACTGTGGATGAGCTTAAAAATTCAATAAGTGAAATGGCTCAAAAATACAGAGCTGAAGCACATGAATTAAGTCGTATTAGAGATTTTGAAAAGTCTCAGATGTATAGCCATTTTGCTAATGAATTAGATCGTTTAAATAAGGGTGGGGCTTAATGAGCAAGGTTTTAATCGGGGTTGATACTGGGGTGCATACTGGTTTTGCTGTAGCAATAGACCAGGGGAAAGGTGGCGAGCTCCAGGATGTAGGCTCTCTCACAATTACACAAGCTATGAGTAAAGTATTAGAGCTTGTTGATGTACACGGTAAGGCAAACACCATGCTGTATATCGAAGATGCTCGTTTGCGCACTTGGTTTGGACGTATTGATTCTGAGCAAAAAAAATATGGTGCCGGTGTACGTGAGGGGATTGGATCGGTCAAACGTGATGCTCAGATTTGGGAAGATTGGTGCAAAGAGCAAGGTCTGAATTACAAGATGGTTCACCCAGCAGCAAACAAAACCAAAACTGATGCAAAGTATTTTTTAAAACTTACAGGGTGGGCTAAGCGTACAAATGAACATGCACGAGATGCAGCAATGCTTGTATTTGGTCGATTTGCAAAGTTTTGATGTGAAAAAGGTTTTTAGAAGTTGTTTTTTAATCATGGTAAAGGGTAAATAGGAAGGCGATTATGTTAGTTGAAAAGTTTGATTTTATTGAGTTACTTCGCCTTGCTATTGCTCAAAGCGAAGGTAAAGGGAAAATTACTAAGCATGTTGTTTTGGGAGAAATTGCCTTATTGCCTGCGGGTGCAAAAAAGTGGGCAGAATTACTGCTTGAACGTGTTGATTTTGAGCGCATAGCAGAAATCACAGAAACAAAGAAAATTTATGAGACCAGGATAATTAATGGTAAGGAATCAAAAAAGCGTATTGGTGAAATACCGGGTAAAGTTGAAATAAAAAAAGGGGAGATTAACTCAGCTGATTTTTTCCGCGTTAGAAACGTACTGGCTGGTAAGATCCATCGTGAAATGATCAAAAAGAACTTTAAGCCAAATAATTGTCAGGGTGATTTATCAAATGTGGCCAAAGGTATTGCTGAGGTTGTTTTGCGTGGGCGATTATTTACAAAGGCAATGTGTGGCCATTGCCAGGGATTAGGCAAATTGGAGTTATTTAATGAAAAGGGATATCCAAGCGGATCTAAGTTTTGTGATAAATGCAGTGGTACGGGGAAACGCCCATATACATTGCATGAAAAAATTACGATCGCAAAATTAAAAGTGTCTAAGTCTGGTTATTCTGAGCGATATGAACCATATGAATTAATTGCTGAAGCATGTATCGAAAATTGGGAAAACACCATTAGAACTAGCCTGGCTAGATCGTTTCATTTTGAACCAGAAGAAATATCATTAGCTTGACTTAAACAGAACGGTTGAGTATAAGTATTTCTAAAATGGGCGCTTTATACATGGATCGCCTGAAAAACTTAATAAAAGCTCACTAATTTTAGTGGGCTTTTTGCGTATCTGGAGCACTGGAAATGGGAAATACCTGGCATGCTGACCAAGAAAAACCAGAATTACGGCCAGATGAAAAACCTTTAAATTGCCCATTTTGTGGATCTGATTCAATTTGTACAGATTCTTCACATTATGGAAAACCAGATGAAGACGGCTCTATAGCATGGGATGCTTTCACATGGTGTCATGATTGTGGATCAAAAGGCCCTAGTGCTTGGGCGATGATCGCTTGGGATGAAAGTTTTCATTACGACACTGTTTATGAAGAAAGATCAGTTGTTAATTATGCTATTCGCCAGTGGAATACACGCAAATAAGTTTTATTAATCTCGAGAGAGGTGTTTTATAAGCACACCTCTCTTTTAGCCGGACGGATTACGGCGCAAACGGCCCCGCTTCATACTAGTTATTGGCGGGGCTTTTTCTTTTCTGGAGTATGTATGACTGAATTTCAAAAAATTACTCATGAGATTAGACAACTCCAAGTAGAGTTAAATCATTTAGGAAGCTGCAATACAAAGGGCTTAACAACAGAACAGATCGCTCACCTAGATGAGCGATTTTTTTTGGCCATAGCAAAGCAAAATAAATTAATCGCACGGCTCAACAATAAGCCTGAGGGCTTCTTATAAATATTGGTGGTGCAATGGATCCTAAAAAGTATTTTATGCTCACCAGGAAAAAAGAAAGCAAACCCAAGCCAAAGAGCACACCATTACCAAAAGCCAAGCAAAACTATTTGGAAGCTGAAGCAACTCTTAAAGAAGAATTGACTGATTTGGCTATTGGCTTTGAAAGTAAGTTTCAACCGATACATACCAAACATTGGCGCTTTGATTTTCATATTGTGAAATTGCGCTTATTGATTGAGATTGAGGGTGGCCCCTGGTCTGGTGGACGTGGCGGTAAGTTAGCAAATAAAGCTTGGAGTCTTGATCGATATGATCTATCTGAAGAGATGGGATATAAGATTGAGCGCTTTCATCCTGACTCAATTTTATCAGGCTATGTCATCGACTGGATAAAAGACGAATTAGCGAGAATTGAAGATGGAACAAGTAAGACCATTTCCACCGACTGATTTTATTGATCAGGCTGATGATGAAGAAGCTACACGCTTAACACCGGCACCAGATCTCATGGATTGGGTAATTAAAAATTATTTAACCATTGAAGGTGAACTCTACAATCCAGACCATGATCATATCGCTGAGCTTATACATGAAAATGAGGGCTTTCTTGCATTTGCGTGGGCATCTCAAGCGTGCACGGTTAAAAAACAAATGGTTTCTGGCCAGTGCGAGAAAGTCATGTTTAACGTTGGTGGTTGGCGTAAAGCTCGCCAGGAGCAACAAATGCGTGATTGGTTTGGTTATGTGCCGGTTTATCTCATCACTATTGATGCTAGTTTTTGTGAACAAGCAACGGACCGAGATTTTTGTGCGCTTATAGAACATGAGCTTTATCACATTGGTGTTGAGCGAGATGAAGATGGCGAGCCGTTATACAGTGATATGACAGGATTACCAAAACATTATTTGGCTGGCCATGATGTTGAAGAGTTTGTGGGCGTAGTTAAACGATGGGGAGCAGACGAGAACGTGAAGCGACTTATTGAAGTGGCGAAGCAAGCGCCGTTTGTATCAGATGTAAATATTTCCAAGTGCTGTGGAACTTGCCTAATTAGTTGAGCCGTTTGGCTCATTTTTTTTTGCCATGTTTCCTTGATGAGCCTTGATGGATTTTGAATTATGGCGAAGCTAAAAAAAGCCGAGCAACTCTTTATAGTTCGGTCACTTGCGCAATTCATGACACCCACTGAAGTTGTTAAGGCCATCAAGGAAACTTTCAACATTGTAGTGTCACCGCAGCAAGTGGAAGCATACGACCCGACTAAGGTGGCAGGGCGCGACTTAAGGAAAGAGTTTAAGGAAGTTTTTGAGGCAACGAGAAAGGAATATCTCAAACAGCCGATTCACAACATTAGCGGGGCTAATGACATTGTCCAGTTAAAGATTTTGAGTGATCTACTTTTCACCAAGAAAAATAACGTGACCATGACAATTAAGATCGTGGACCAAATGCAAAAGATCATGAAAGGTTTTTATGAGAAGCGAGTCGAAATTACTGGAGCGGGTGGTGGGGCAATAAAAACTGAAAATACCCAGATTCCACCAACTCCAGCCCTCTCACCTGATGAACTAGCAAAACTCACACCGCAAGAGCTTTCGCGCTTAGTGATTAATGGAAAGTTATGACTTATGCACTGGAAGAGATAGCGCCGTTAATTAAAGAGTGGACTATTAACGTACGCTTGCCCGAAGTAATGACTGAGATGACACGGCGTTACTACTACAAAGCCGCCATTGAGCAAAATGAACTTAGCATTCAGGCAGAGCTATATAAATGCCGTAAAGAACCGGCTCATTGGTTTAACAATTGGATCTGGACATACGATCCACGTGGTATGCCATTTGGTTTACCAGCCAATATTCCTTTTGTATTGCGCCCTAAACAGGTTGAGCTTGTAGATTGGTTGCTGGAGCGTGAAAGCACCCAAACACACGGTCTAATTGAAAAATCCCGTGATGAGGGCATGAGCTACGTTGTGCTGGGTTTTTTCTTGCATCGTTGGCTATTCGTTGAAGGTTTTGCGGGTGGTGTTGGTAGCCGTAAAGAGGAGTTGGTTGATCAGAAGGGGGATCCTAAAACCTTATTTCATAAAGTCCGCGATATGTTTAGCAAAATGCCAGAATGGATGAAGCCAAAGGGTTTTATTAGGAAGGTGCATGATAATCATATGCGAATCATTAACCCGGATAACGGCGCAACTATCACGGGTGAAGCTGGCGACAATATCGGCCGTGGTGGACGTACCACGATGTACTTTTTGGATGAATGGGCATTCGTAGAACGGCAAGAAGCTGTAGATGCTGCAATCTCGCAAAATACAAACGTTCATATCAAAGGATCCACACCTAACGGTATTGGTGACAGATTTCACCAGGATCGTTTTAGCGGTCGCTATTCAGTTTTTACTATGCCTTGGAGAGATAACCCGGATAAGAACTGGACCGTAACATATAACGGCAAAGTTATTTACCCATGGTACGAAAAGCAGTTGGCTACGCTTGACGATGTGGTACTTGCCCAAGAGGTCGATATTAACTACGCCGCTTCAGTGGAAGGTGTCTTGATTCCTTCAGCTTGGGTTCAGGCTTCACTAGATGCGCACGTTAAGCTCAATATTGAGCCTACTGGCGACCGTATTGGCGGCTTGGATGTAGCTGATGAAGGTAAGGATAAAAACTCATTTACAGGTCGCCATGGCGTTGTCATGAATTACTTGTCTACATGGTCAGGTAAAGGTGATGACATTTTCGGAACTACTCAAAAAGCGATGGATCTCTGCTTTGAGAAATCCATCGATACGTTGTTCTACGATGCCGATGGTCTTGGAGCTGGGTGCCGTGGTGATGCCAGGGTGATTAATGAAAAACGCCGTGAGCTAGGATTATCCGAAGTAAATGTAGAGTCTTTCCGTGGATCTGGTTCAGTTCATGATCCTGAGGGCGAAATGGTTGAAAAGCGTCTTAATAAAGACTTTTTCGCAAATCTCAAAGCTCAGTCTTGGTGGTCATTACGTTTGCGCTTCCAAGAAACTTTTAGAGCCATTGAAGGACGTGATTACGATCCGGACATGATCATTTCATTATCAACTGAAGATATCGATGCTAAGGAATTGGCATTACTCACTACTGAGCTATCTCAACCGACCTATACAAAAAATGGTGTTGGGAAAATCCTTGTTAATAAACAGCCTGATGGTACTGCCTCACCTAACCGGGCAGATAGCGTCATGATTTGTTTTAACCCGCAAATTGCTGAGCTCAACGTTTGGGGCAAGCTTTAAAAGAGAAAGTTATGGGCTTAATTAAATTTACAAAAGATTCATTCCAGAACTTTGCCGCTCGCGTTGGGTTGGGTACTGGAAACCAGCATGATCAGTCTGTTTATGGCTTTAATTTTTTAAGTCGTGACCGATTAAAGCTTGAAGCGATGTATCGATCATCTTGGGTAGTTGGTCAAGTAGTTGATGTTGTTGCTGATGATATGACACGTAAAGGCGTCAAATTAAATGGCCTGTCAGATCCAAAAGAATCGGAAAAAATAGATCAGGAGATGGATCGCTTACAGGTATGGGGGCGACTTAATAAATCAATTAAGTGGTCCCGTCTTTATGGTGGTGCCATTGCTGTCATGATGATCGATGGTCAAAACGTATCAACACCTTTAAATGTCAACACTATTGGTAAAGATCAGTTTAAAGGTTTATTGGTTCTTGATCGATGGATGGTTCAGCCAACATTACAAGATTTAGTCACAGAGTTAGGTCCTGATTATGGTACTCCGCGCTATTACGATGTGATTACCGATTCAGTTGGCTTGTGTAATCAAAGAGTCCATTATTCGCGCGTCATCCGTATGGATGGTGTTGAGCTACCATATAACCAATCAATTGCTGAAAACCTTTGGGGGCAATCAGTTATTGAGCGATTGGAGGATCGGCTCACGATATTTGATAGTGCTACTTTGGGTGCTGGTCAGTTGGTCTATAAAGCTCATCTGCGGACTTATAAAGTTAAAGGTTTGCGTAGTCTTATTGCTGCTGGTGGCCAACTTTACGAGGCTCTTGTAAAACAGATCAATCAGATCCGACAGTGGCAGTCTAATGAAGGCTTAACGCTAATGGATGCTGATGATACTTATGAAGCACATCAGTACAACTTTTCTGGTTTAGACAATATTCTGCTGCAATTTGGGCAACAGATTTCAGGTGCAACAGGCATTCCGCTTGTACGTCTATTTGGTCAGTCACCAGCGGGTTTAAATGCTACGGGTGAGTCAGATCTAGCAAACTATTACGACAATATTAACCAGCAACAAGAAGGTCGTTTACGAACGCCGTTACAGATTCTCTATGCCGTGTTGCATATGTCTGTACTTGGTAAGCCTTTGCCTGATTCATTTAGTTTTAAATTCGCATCATTGTGGCAATTAGATGATGAGAAGAAGGCAAATGTTGCCAAAGGAGTTTCTGAGGCAGTTATTGCAGTTGAAGAAGCAGGACTTATCAAACGCTCAACAGCATTAAAAGAATTGCGTCAATCAAGTGAAGTTACGGGTGTTTTCTCTCACATCACGGATGAGGAAATTAAAGAAGCTGATGGTGAGGATCCGCCACCACCGGGTGAGGGTGTAGATGATGAAGAAACAAATAAATCGGATAACACCGAACCTGGCGAGAAAGACCGAGATACGGTACAGCCAGCAGCTTAGAAAGATTGCTGGTTATGTCGATACTATCGTTAAGGGTTTCGATGTAAATGACCCCCGCACATATCCCTTAATGGCGGCTTCTTTAAATGAGTATGCCAATACTCTCCACCATTGGGCACAAAATGCCGCTGGTCGAATCATTACCGATGTTGCATTGCGTGATGAGAAAACTTGGCTCATCTATGCACAAGATCTTTCCCGTGGTGTGCGTGAACAGATCCGGAATACCGAAGTTGGTGCCGTATATCAGCAACTTCTAAATGACCAGGTAAGGCTTATTAAGTCATTGCCATTAGATGCAGCTCACCGTATTCATGACCTTTCTACACGATCGCTAATTGAGGGCAACCGTTCAAGTGAGATTGCTGGGTTGATTATGGCCACTGGCCGAGTGACAAGATCTAGGGCAAATACAATCGCCCGTACTGAGGTTAGCCGAGCATCATGCGTATTTACTCAAGCTAGAGCCGAGAATCTAGGATCCGAGGGTTATATCTGGCGCACCAGTGAAGATGGTGACGTAAGGCCAAGCCATAAAGAGATGAATGGTAAATTTGTTGCTTGGGACAATCCGCCAACTTTGGACAATTTAAAAGGACATGCTGGGTGTCTGCCTAATTGTCGTTGTTATCCTGAGCCGTCTATACCTGATATTTAAGTATATTGTCTTAATTTTAATAGATGATATATTTATGTATTTAATAAATTAAGGAAAATATAAATGCGTGAACTTAAAGCTGGTGATGTTGTATCTCTTCAATCAGATGGCGGCAATATGACGGTTGAGCGTATTCTTGAAGATGGCAAAGTTCAATGTTTATGGTTTGTTAATGGTGAAGTCAAATTTTATGAATTTGCACCAGAGGCTCTTAAGCGTATCCATGCTGGAGATTTAACGTAATTAATAGAAATGAAAAGACCACCTTCGGGTGGTTTTTTAATGCCTGTAAAAAAGGTGAATCATGTTTAAAAGCAAAAAGACTAAAGACCAAAAAACTGTTGATCGGTCTGAGATTTATACAACTGGTCAATTAGGCCGTACACGTGAAATAACTCCCGAGGGTTATTTACTATGTCGTGATGTGCCGATCGCTCGCATTGGCACGTTGATGTATGCGGATGGTGAAGTTCCCATCACTGCTGACAATACTGGCTTAATTATCATTTATCGTGGTGAGGATGTTTTATTCCATCCAATTACCATTGCTAGTGCAGAAGGTAAACCTGTTACAGATGATCATCCAAGTGATTGGGTAACACCTGATAACTGGAAACTTTTATCTAAGGGTTTTGTTAAAGATGTTCGCCGTGGTGAGGGTGCCGATTCTGATTATCTTATGGCCGATATATTGGTCACAGATAAAGAAACTATCCAAAAAGTTTTGGATGGGAAAGTAGAAATTTCTCTAGGCTACGATGCTGATTATACAGAAACCAGCAAGGGCAAAGGGTTACAGAGCAATATTCGGGTAAACCATATTGCATTGGTTGAAAAAGGGCGTTGCGGTTCCCGCTGCTCAATAGGAGATAGTTTTATGTCTGCTAAAAAGACACAAAAGAAAGAACCTTGGTATCAAAATTTGCTTGGATTAAAACGCACAGTTGACCAAGCTCTCGAAGAAGCAGACAAAACTGTGGATTCGGATGATGATGACAAAACAGAAGATGACGATGATGAGCCAGAAGAAAAAGTTAAAACTGGTGACTCAGCTTTTCAGGCTGAAATGCGTAAGTTCATGAAGACGATGGATAAACGCATGAGTGCTTTAGAAAAGAAAAAGACCAAAGATTCTGATGATCCTGAAAAGAAAACAGAAGATGACGACGATCCGGAAAATAAGACAAAAGATGACGGTGATTTAACTGAGCCAGAGCCAGCTAAAAAACTTGATGAATCTGGTACGCAAACTTATACCGGTGACTCATTAAAAGAAGTCATTTCACGTGCCGAAATTCTTTCGCCTGGTTATCGCATGCCTACCTTCGACAGTGCGAACAATGGTAAAGCTGTTTTAAATACTAAACGTGCAGTACTTAAAACTGCATTTGCTACCGAAGACGGCCAGAAAGCTATCACTCCATTTGTTGGTCAAAATCCTGATTTTGATATTTTGCCAAGCCACACCATTGATGCTGCATTTGCTGGGGCATCGGAACTCATCAAACAACAGAACAATGCAAAGGGCATTCGTTCTGGAATTAAAACCACTGATTTTGGCCGAGCTGCTCCAACGCCAGCTGAAATTAATAAACGCAACCGTGAATTCTGGACCAATCAAGGATAAGAATTATGTCTAATGCATTTTTATATCGCATGCCGAGTGGCATTCCTGGTGATGTCTCTCGCAAAAGCCAATCAACTATCGAATCACATCCAGTAGGGGCTCAATTCTCTGCATTTGGTTTGTTCGGGAAGATTGATACCGCTACAGGTAAATTTGTTCTTTTAGCTGGAGCAGATACAGCAGCAAGTATTTATGGTTTGTTGGTCCGTGCATATCCAACTCAATCTGCACAAAACGAACTTGGTAAAGCAACGCCTCTACCTAACGGCATTCAAGATGTTTTACGCCGTGGTTATATGACGGTGAAATGTAATGCAGGTACTGCTAAGAAGGCAGGCACGGTTTATGTACGTATCGCTGCTGGGACTGAAGCTAAACCAATTGGAGGTGTTGAAGCCGCAGCAGATGGAGCAAACAGCATTATCTTACCGAATGCATTCTTTATGCATGATGCAGATGCGCAAGGCAACGTAGAAATCTCATTTAACATTTAAAAATTATTGAACAGCACGGCCACCGATTAGGTGGTTTTTTTGTGCCTGGAGAAAAGACAATATGAGTAAGCTATTAATTGCGAACACTATGGCTCAAGCGTTGGCCATGGGGACAGCAACACCTGTACGAGCTCGAACTCGTGACCATATGATGACTTTCGATTCACGAACCATTGATAGCACCGGTGCTTTCATGGTTGGTGAGTTAGAGCGTCTTGATCAAACAATGCATGAGCCTTTGGTAGATGTGACCTGGGGGCGTGATGTTGACTTACGTTCTGATGTATCTATTGCAGATGAGATTTCGAGTTTTTCAAATGCATCATTTGCAGCAGCTGGAGGCGCTTCACCTCAAGGTAAATCTTGGGTAGGTAAAAATGCAGATGCTATCCAAGGTATTGCGTTAGATATTGGTAAAACAGCACAGCCATTAACTCTATGGGCTAACCAGATTGGCTGGACCATTCCGGAATTAGAATCTGCTCGTCAATCTGGTCGTCCAGTTGATGCCTTAAAACACAGTGGTTTAATCCTTAAGCACAATATGGATACCGATGAGCAAGTCTATATCGGTGATGAAGTTATCGGTGTTCAAGGTCTTTTGAACTCTGACAAGGTAGGCGCTACCAACGTTAATAAGAGCTGGAAGTTGGCAACAGCAGACGAAATGCTGGCCGATGTGAATATGATTTTATATAACGCATGGATTGCTTCAGGCTTTGCAGTTTGTCCTTCTAAATTGTTATTGCCACCTGAACAATTTGGTTTAGCAGTAACTCGTAAAGTTTCTGAAGCTGGCAATATTTCAGTTTTGGAATATATCAAAGTCAATTGTATTTCCTATGCTAAAAACGGTAAGCCATTAGACATCCAGCCTTCAAAGTGGTGTATAGAGCGAGGTACGGCGGGTACTGACCGTATGATGTGTTATACGCAAAGTGAAAACCGTGTTCGCTTCCCAATGGTTCCTTTACAACGCACTCCAGTTGAATATCGAGATCTACGTCAATTAACTACCTACTATGGTCGTTTAGGTGCAATTGAATGGATTTATCCGGAAACAGCGTTCTATGCAGATGGTCTATAAGGGGAATTAAGACATGAGCAAACAAGTACAAATTCTTCTTTCTCGTCCAATAACTGTAAATCTTGGAACTGATGAAAACGGGCAACCGAAGTCTCTTAAATTACCTATGGGTCTACAACATGTAGAGGAAGAGGTCGCCAAAAACTGGTTTGTTAAGGCTCACTGCCAAGAGATTTCTAATAATGATATCCAGACAGGCGAGCTCCAAAAGCAACTAGAAACAGTGAATGAAGAATTAAGCATTCTTCAAACGCAGTCTGATGAAGCTGCAAAGAAAATCGGACAACTTGAAGGGATCGTAAAAGATCGTGATACCGAAATCGCTAATCTTAAGATCCAGTCCGCTAAAGATCTTCAAACCCAAGCGAGTGAATCAAAGGATGCTCTAGATCAAGCTCAAAAGGCGATTAAAGATCGTGATACCGAAATCGCTAAGTTAAAAGCTGACTTGGCCAAGGCAACCCCGGCCAAAGAAAAAGACACACCGAAGGAAACCTAACTAATGATCAGTGAATCCTCTTTTCGTGAAGAAATGCCGGTGTTTGCTGATACTGCGCAATATCCGTCATTTCAGTTTATTTTCTATTTAAACCTTGGGAAAAAGTTACTTCGTGAGGAACGTTGGGGGGATACGCTTGATTATGGTTTGACACTGTTTATTGCTCACTATCTCACGCTTTATAAGCGTGCGATGGGTGCTGCAAGCATTGGTGGTGATGCTGGAAAGATTGTGGGGAATGAAACATCTAAATCAGTTGATGGTGTTTCAAAGTCCATGGATGTTTCGGGCGTACTAATCGCTGATGCTGGCCACTGGAACCAGACAACATGGGGAGTTCAGTTTTATCAGTTCTTGCTGATGGCTGGTACTGGAGGAATACAGCTATGAGCAGTGGTGTTAAATCAAGTGGTAAAGGCTTAGCTGACATTTTTCAAGCTGTAGCTGAACTCTCTCAAATGGATGTATTGGTTGGCATTCCCCATGGTGAGGCTAGAACCGATGGTGACGGCCTAACCAATGCGCAGATTGGCTACCTTATGGAAGGAGGCTCACCTTCTCAAAACATACCTGAGCGGCCATTTCTTGTTCCGGGTGTTGAGCAAGTTCAGGACGAGGTAGGGGAAAAGCTAGTTAAAGCGGTAGATGCTGCTTTAGATGGTAATAGTCAAAGAATGATGAAATTGCTTGAATCCGCTGGGATGATTGCAATGAATTCGGTCCGGGCCTATTTCGTTAATGGTGAATTTGCCCCTCTATCTTTGGCCACAATCCGAGCACGTGCACGGCGTGGACGGAAAGGCGCTAAGCAGTATCTAAAGCAGCTTGAAACTGGTCCAGCTGAGTCTGGCCTAGTTCGGCCGTTGATTGATACCGGTGAGCTGAGAAAATCGGTTACTTACGTAATTATGAAAAAGGATAAGGAGGTAAAGCGTGGCTAATCTTGATGTATCTGACGTTTTACTAGATCCCGACTTTATGGAGACGGGCATTATTTGCAAACGTACTGAGGTCATCGTGGGAAACAACGGACGATCGCAAGAGACGATTACAAATACTTCTTTTTCTGGTGTTGTTACTACAAACAACGGTATCAAAATGGACCGTCGAGCAGATGGCACATTGATTAAAGGCGCAATCAACATTCACACACAGTTTGCTTTAACTTCAGGCGATAAAAATACCAAAGCAGATGAGATTACATGGAAGGGTAAAACCTACATTGTGGCTCAAGTGCTGGACAATCTACATTATGGCCAAGGTTTCATAAAAGCAATTTGTGAGCTTAAACCACTGGGGTAATAATGGGTGATTCTGCTTCAGGGGGATATATTACCCCTAGTGGCGGACCTGCTTATGACCAAGACCTAGAGGACATCTTTCAAGCCTTCATTGTCGGTATTACTTCTTTACCAGGTGTAATGGTTCGTCCACGTTTCCAAAGAGAACCACCGCCATTCCCCGAAATTGGTGTGGACTGGTGCGCCTTCGCTGTAAAGTCAATAATTCCTGATGATGGGCCTTACTTCGACCAGAAAGACGAAACAATGGATTCAATTCGACATGAAGAATTGACGCTGTTTTTATCGTTCTACGGCGACCACGGCCAATCAATTGCAAACGTCCTAAAGGATGGTCTAGGCATTCCGCAAAACATCGCGCAGCTTAAAGCGCAAAAAATCAAATTTATCAAGGTGGGTGAGATTATCACCGCGCCTGACTTTCTCAATAATCAGTATGTACATCGATATGACCTAACCGCTGTCTTTAAGCGGCAAACATTACGTACGTTTGCAGTTAAATCTTTTGTAGATGCTGGACCTATAGAATTTCCGAGGAGTAATCCATGACATTGTCCACCTCTGATGTTGTTAATGTCTCCATTAGTTTGGCGGCTTTAGCAGCGGGGCCGCGTAGCTTTGGCTCTTTGCTTGTATTGGGGGCTACCGATGGCGTAGTAGATCCAGTTGAGCGTTTACGTGAATATTCAGATCCAACGCCAGTAGCATTAGATTTTGGCACTGATGCACCAGAATACAAAGCCGCTCAAAAGTACTTTGGCCAAGTACCTAAACCACGAGTTTTGTATATTGGCCGCTGGGTTAAATCTGCTAGTTCTGCGGTTTTAAAAGGTGCGGTTTTATCTTCTGCTCAACGTGATATTTCAAACTTCACAGCTATTTCTGACGGTTCGATGAAAATCACCATTGATGGTGTTGAAAAAATTGTCACTGCATTGAATCTATCAGCTGTGACTAATTTAAATGGTGTAGCTTCAGCATTAACCACAAAGCTCGGTACCGCTTCAGTAACCTGGAACGATGTATACAATCGCTTTGAAATAACATCATTAACCACTGGTACCACATCAACGATTTCTTACGCTATTGCCAATGCAACTGGCACAGATGTTTCGTCATTGATGGGCTTAACAGTTGGTCATGCATCGGTACCAGTGAATGGTTATGCTGCAGAACCTTTAATGGATGCGATTACGCATTTAGCTGACAAATCCCTTAAATGGTATGGATTAGATATCGCTGAGCCAATCTCGGACGCTGATGTTGAGGCAGTAGGAGATTTTATTCTTGCTGCAAATCCACCCCGTATTTATGGCCAGACAATTACGAACGCATTAGCTTTGGATGGTACCAGCACAACTGATCTGGCTTATAAGCTAAGCAAAGCCAACAATGGCCGAGTGTTTACTATCTTTTCTGGTGATACCCCACATGCAGCAGCTTCGGTTTTTGGACGAGCATTTAGCGTCAACTTTAATGGCACAAATACAACTATTACATTGAAGTTTAAGCAGCTACCGGGTGTAGAAGCTGAAGACTTGCAAGTCTCACAAGCAAAAGCGCTTAATGATAAAAACTGTAATGTCTTTGCCGGCTACAACAACGACACAGCAATTCTTCAAGAAGGTGTAATGTGTGACGGCTCATTCATTGATGAGCGTCACGGTCTTGATTGGTTACAAAACCATTTAGAGACAGCATTGTGGAATCTTTTCTACACCACACCAACCAAAGTTCCACAACTGGAAAGTGGCGTAAATCGTCAATGTACGGTACTTGAGCGAGCATTAGAGCAGGCAGTAACTAACGGTCTTATTGGTCCCGGTCAGTGGAATGGTGATTCTTTTGGGGCCTTAGAAACTGGTGACTATCTTCCAAAAGGATATTACGTCTTTGCCAATAGTTTAGATGATCAAGCTCAATCTGAACGTGAGGCGCGTAAATCCCCAGTATTCCAAATCGCAATCAAATTGGCTGGTGCAACACATTTCTCTGATGTGCTTGTGTCTGTTAATCGCTAATAAGGACAAGAAAATATGTCTACATATTCATTTATGGATACTCAGTGCACGCTCGCCAGTGATGATGGGGTAATTGACCTAGGTTACGGTGCGGGCGTTGCTGCTGAAGGTATTACCATTGCAATGGCTGCTGATGCTAACACCATGACTATTGGTGCAGACGGCGAAGGGATGCATTCATTAAGTGCTAATAAGTCTGGCACTGTGACTGTACGATTATTAAAAACATCTCCTGTTAATGCCAAGCTTTCCAACCTTTACCACATTCAGCGTTCAAGCACGAAGAAGTGGGGGAAGAACACAATCACATTGAACCATACCGGATCTGGTGACAATGCGACCGCCACTAAATGTGCTTTTAAGAAACATGCCGACTTAGCATACAAAGAAGTCGGTGATTTTAATGAATGGGCATTTGATGCAATCAAGATCGATCAAAAGTTAGGAGCTTATGACTAATGCAAATTGGTAATCATAATTACGAAATTGGTCGCTTAGATGCTTTTGATCAATTTCACGTATCGCGAAAAATTGCACCGGTTATTCCTACGATTGTTCCTTTCGTGACTGAGATTCTGAAAAGCAATGTAATGGATCTCTTAGATAAGTTTGGTGATGATCCGGATAATCCAGATTTAAGCGCTTTAGAGAATTTTGATCTAAATAGTTTTGGTGAAGCAATTCAGCCTTTTATCGATGCATTCGCGAAGATGCCCGAAGAAGATGCTAACTACGTTATGAAAAAGTGCTTGTCTGTCGTTACATGCGACGGTGCACGATTAGTAGTTAAAGATGTTTTGATGTTCGATAACTTAGGTATCGAGCACATCCTCCCGCTAACAATTGCAGTGATTCGTATTAACTTGGGAAATTTTATTCAAGGGTTGCTTACTCAGGCATTGAGCAAGAAACAACCCACATAAAATTTATGCATTTACCAGACCACGAAGATTGGCTTTTACGGCCGGTGATTCGTGGTCTTTGTCGTTTTGAGTCTTTAAAAGATGGAGCTGTAGATCTAGCTGATATTGCATTGATGAACGATGCATTAGATGTGCAGGCAGATAACCAGCTTTTACTTGAAAGATTTAACGATCAAAAGAAAGGTTGAGATAAACATGAGCGATACAGTTATTCGTGATTTCTTAGTGTCCTTGGGTTTTTCTACGGATAACGAAGGCGCTAGAAAAATGGGCGATGCCCTCAAAGGGGTGGAGCTAAAAGCTACATTACTACATAAAACACTTTTGCTTTTGGCAACAGGTGCAGTTGTGGCAGTAGCAAAGACAGCAAGCGAACTCGATAAGCTGTATTACTCATCTCAACGTATTGGCGCATCTGCTTCAAATATTAGAGCCTACGGTGATGCAATCTCACAAATGGGTGGTAATGCTCAAAATGCATTACAGTCGCTTGAGAACGTAGCGCAGAAAATGCGTAACTCCCCTGGTTATGAAGGCATGCTTACAGGCATGGGTGTTGCTACCCGTGATGGTAACGGCCAGTTACGTGACCGTGTGGAAGTAATGAAAGACCTTTCAAAAACTATGAAAGGCATGGATTATTACCAAGCAAATGCTTACGCCAGTTCACTAGGTATTGATGAAAATACCCTTATGGCCATGCGTGATGATAAGTTCATCAGCAACATGGAGAAATACCAGAAATTACGGCAGGACGTTGGTTTAACTGATGAGCTAACTAAATCTGGTACAGAGTTCATGGTCCAGTTCCGTGATATTACGATGACGACTAAGGCAATTACAGAAGTTGTTGTAATGACCGCAGGGCAGGCACTTATCCCTATCCTCAAGATGATTAATAACTTCTTGAGAAGTACTATTGCTTGGTTCGCTGAACTAGATCCACGGTTTAAAGCAATTCTGGCCACTGGATTAAAGTTTGCTTTGCTCGCCGTCATCTTTGGTGGTTTTATTGGAACGATTGCTAAATTGGCCTCAGTATTGCCAATCTTGAAAGGACTCCTTTTCCTGATCAAGTCGTTACGTTTAGCTTTCTTGGCTTCACCTATCGGTATTGTATTAGCGCTTGCCGCTGCTATTGCTGCATTGTGGGATGACTACCAAACTTGGAAAAATGGTGGAGAGAGCTTAATTGATTGGTCTAAATGGGAGGGTGGTATTGAAACTGCAATTGCTCGTATTAAAGAATTGGCCGAGTTAATCAAAAACCTAAAAGATAAGACTGTAGAGTTTGTTACCAAGGCAATTGATGATCCAGCAGGAACCGCAAAAGAAACAGTAGCAGCAGTAACTGAAGCTGCTAAAACTGGTGCAGCTGCTGTGGTTAGTGCAACTCAGACAACTGTAAGTACTATTAAGAAAAGTGTTGCTAAGACTTATGGTTTTAGCTTTGGTAAAGATGTTGACCGATACATTCATGAAGCTGCTACAAAATATGGTCTTGATGAGAAGGTTTTACGTGGCTTCGTTAAAATGGAGGATGGTTGGACTGGGAAAATGTCACCTACCGGAGCAATTGGTACTGGTCAGTTTATTCAATCTACTTGGGATAATTTGGCAAAAACTGCGGAGGGAAAAGAAATTGGTATGACTAAAATTGGCAAACGATTTCGTACTAAAAACGATCCTCGTTATGACAAGCATATTAATACTTTAGCAACAGGTCTTTTGGCTAAACAAAATGCAAATATATTGACTAAAAATGGATTACCAATAACAGGTGAAAACCTGTATATGCTCCATAATATTGGACCTGGTGTTATACCAGCATTGAAAGGGTCAAATGAGATTTCTGCAAAAACTCTAAAAGCGATGCGTCAAAATGGCATGAAGAAAGGCATGACACCAAGTCAGTTTGTTAAGTTCCAAAAGGCTAGATTTAACAAACAATTCAATGTGGCAAATGCAGAGGAAAAGATTATTAATAATGGCGACACTAAAATTAATAATTTCGGTCCACCAAATGGTAATCCAGATAAATCCCAAATCAACAATTCATCAAGTGCATCAACTAGATCCGTAGTGATACACCAATCATATAAAACTGATATGGTTCTTAATGGAGTAAGAGAGCCAATAGAATCTGCTAATGCTGTCAAAAAACAGCAAGAAAATACAATGATTCTTATGGCTCACAACACTAAGAGTTTAATCGGTTAATTAGTCTTAATATCTTCCTGTAATTGACGAGCACGTTCATTGTTTAAATTAACTATACAATTAGAATGGTTGTTTCTTTCACTATGATAATTGCTGTAAGAATCGCAGTAACTATTACGGTAAGTCAGCCAATCTTTTTGAGATTTATTGAGTTCTTTTAATACATTAGGGTTATAACTTAACTGTTCTTTCGATAGGGCAGTTAATTTCTTCAGATTAGTAGTGACTTTCGCAAAGGATTCATCTTCATAACATTTAGCAATATCTGACGGATCATTAAAGTAAATTTCGCAGTTAGCAAAAGTGCCGAAACTTAATAATGATGCTGTTACCAACAATAAGATTCTCTTCATTAATCTTTATTCCGAATAGTTGTAGAGATATTTAAAGTATCACTTTGATCTTTACTATCAGCAATACTTTCATGTTTTTTATAATCTTCTTCTGTGGGGATGTATTCGTGAGCAGCTTTTTCAGCTTCTGGTGAAAATTCCTCCTTATCACTACTATCTGAATTTTTCTTTTCAGTTAATTGTGTAGAAGATTGCGATTTATTAGGGGTGTTATCAAATTTTGCCAAGTAAATGGCAAAGCCAATAGCTACTATTACTACCCAAAATATCAGTTTGAAAAAGAACTTAAAGCAACCGCCTTTTGATTCATACAGTTCATTTTCAACTGAAAAGCTTTGGCCACAATTTTTACAAGTGTATTGTGATTTAAGTATATTTGATTTGCTTGAAGCAAATCGTGTCTGCTTACTATTACAGTAGGGACAAATTGGTCTTGATGAAGTGCTCACAAGAATTAACCTTTATTTTAAAGTGATTTATCTTTAATCAAAAATTATATAGGTTTAGTTCAAGCATTGAGAAGCAACATTTTTTGAAAATATTTAAACCCACCATTTGGTGGGTTTTTTAATGCCCGGAGAAAAGCATGGCTATCACTGAAACAGTTGGCTCCCTCTTACTTGGTGGCCATCGTTCAATAATGGGTTTATTTGCTGATGTGGTGATTGAGGAAAACCTTTCTGATGAGCTTGTTATTACAGAGCATCCAGTAGAAAAGGGTTCACCGATTTCTGATCATTGCTATAAAGCGCCGCCAGAAGTAACAATGAAAATAGGATGGTCTGAAAGTGCTGGCAGGATGAATGGACTTATTGGTAATACGTTTATCGGTTCTGATTTATCTCTACTAGGGATCTACCAAGGATTACAGGCTTTACAAGGTCAGCGGCTTGTTATCTCTACGGGCAAACGCCTTTATACAGACATGCTCATTAAGTCATTAAAGAACGTCACTGACGAAACTTCCGAAAACGCTTTAATGATCGATATTGTATTTAAGAAAGTTTTTATTTCTACCACTAAAGAAACATTAGTTTCTATTGCTGATCAGAAGAATCCAGAAGTTACCTCTGATGTGGTTGACTCGGGATCTAAACAGCCTAAACAAGTTGAACAGTCTATGTTGTCTCAAATCACTGGTTTAGGGCAGGTTGGCGGTGCTTATACGGTAGGGCTTTAAAATGGCTTTGTATGAAATCCCTTTACTCGATCGCAACCAAAAGTTTTTTATCAAACTGAACAAGGTGAATTACCAGCTCAAACTTGTTTATCGAAAACGATGGTACCTAGATATTTTTCAAACTAATTCTGAGTCTGTTGCCTTAGGTATTCCCTTAGTCTCAGGTATTGATATTTTAAGCCCTTTTAGTCATGTAATTAGCGGCTCTATGTACGTTCAAAACCTTAATGAAGATGAGAGCCAATCATTTAGTGATTTAGGTACCAACATAAAGCTTTTTTGGCAGGATCCTTAAATGACTGATCAATGGAAGCGAAATTGCCGGCTAACCGTCCAGCTTAAATATGGGGAGCCAGAGGCATTGGATTTATCTGAAATGCGGATTGTATTTCGTATTAATCAACCTACAGCTGAAACACCCAAAGCAGCGGAGTTTTATATCTATAACTTATCAGTCGATACCATGAACCGGCTTGCTGGCGAGGATAATTCCAACGTAGGGGCAATGGTGACTTTTGAGGCTGGTTACGGTGAAGAGTTGGCCACAATTTTTAAAGGTTCAACATTCCAATATCGCCGTGGACGAGAAAGCCCGACTGATACCTTTTTATGCATTCTGGCTCAGTCAGGTGATAAAGCTAAAAACTATGCGTTGGTTAATAAAACCATTGCAGCTGGTACCTCAGTCGATCAAGTCAAGAATGAGCTCGCAAAAGAGTATCAAGCGAATGGGGTGGAAACTGGTGAGCTGCCACAGCTTAGTGATCAGAAATATGTCCGCGGCAAAGTAATGTTCGGGTCATTAGACGACCAGATCAGACAGTTTTGCAAAGACACAAACACCGAGTACTTCATTGACGATGAATATTTATACATGGTGGGTATCAGTAGCTATTTACTTGATTCAGTTTTTGAAATGGATGCCAATTCGGGGATGATTGGAATGCCGCAGCTTACAACTGAAGGGCTAATGGTGAATTGCTTGCTTAATCCTCAGTTACGGCGTGGTGGTCGAATTCATGTTGATACTACAAGCATCCAAACTCAGGCATTTGATATCGACTACCAGACTCAAGGACAAGATCAGGCACAAAAGGACCTTAAAACAGCTGGTGGCATTAATGGCATTTACATCATTAAAGCAGTCGAGCATTACGGCGATACACGCGGCGATGATTGGTATACAAGTCTTGTTGCAGTTGGTCAGGGTGCTGTAGTTCCTAAATCAGGTATCACTATTTTGGCGGTGGATTGAATATGGCTTTAAGTAATAACGAAAGGTCGCCTCATTTACTCAACATCATTAATGATGCGATTAAATCAGCCTTGGCCGTAGTCTGGACCAATTTACCTTGTATTGTTGATTCTTATGATCCAGATAAGCAAACAGTGACTGTTACACCAGCCATTCAAATTCCTGTAATGCAAGAAGATGGATCTATTGAGATGGTAACAATTAAACCATTACCTGATGTTCCAGTATGCTGGCCTAAGTCTGGAGGCTTTGCTTTAACATTTCCAGTTAAGCAGGGGGATGAGTGTTTAGTGCATTTTTCATCTCGATGCATTGATTTGTGGTGGCAGAGTGGTGAGATCCAACCACCGTTTGAAAACCGCAAGCATGATCTATCTGATGGCTTCGCTACCTTTGCGCCGCAATCTCAACCAAAGCGTCTAAAGAGTGTGGCCACAGACGCCGTTGAATTAAGAAATGATGCCGGTAATGCCAAGATCCGGATTAATGATGCTGGCGAATTAGAGTTTTTCGGTACCAAGGCATTTTTTAATTGCCCAGTTGAAATGAAAGATGGATTGGGTGTCTTAGGCTCGCTGACAAACAATGATATTAATGTAGGTTCAGATCATAACCATTCTGGAGTTCAACCCGGTAGTGGTGATTCTGGTCCACCAAAACCATAATTAAATGAGGGGTCGCCGAAAGGCGGCTTTTTTTATGCGCTATAGAAAGCTAGATGATGATGGGGATTATAGCTTTGGCCAAGGTCAAAACAATTTCCATATAAATACACCTGAGGGTGTAGCGCAGGCGGTAATGACCCGCCTTAAATTTTGGGTAGGTGAATGGTTTGCTGATACTTCAGATGGCACAGGATGGACCACTGATGTTTTAGGGAAATTCACCGACCATTTGTTTGAGCTCATGATTCGACAGCGAATTTTAAGTACTCAGGGTATTTTAAGAGTCGATTCTTTTGATAGTCAATTTGATGGTGAAACACGAAAGCTATCGATTCAATCAACCATTACAACGATCTACGGTTCAGCAAGTTTACAAGGGGAGATTTAAAGATGGCATTAACTAGCATAGCCCCTGTAATTAATCAGTATGGTGCTACAGCTGCAACTTATAGTGAAATTGTCGAGTATTTAAAAGATAAGTATCGAGGAATTTACGGCCAAGATGTTTACTTGGAAAATGATAGTCAAGACGGGCAGTGGATTGGAGTTATTGCACGTGCAATTGCTGACTGTAATGCTGAAGTTATAAATGCTTATAACTCTATGTCACCAAGTACTGCTGATACTGATGCGCTCTCTCGCAATGTAAAGATTAATGGTATTCGCCGTGCAGTGGCCACACAATCAAGTGTTTCGGTGGTGTTGGTTGGTGTTGCTGGCACAATCATTAATAACGGTATTGTGAGCGACAAAAATAATAATCGTTGGTTATTGCCGGCACAGATTATTATCCCAGCTGAAGGGGAAATTGTTGTATCTGCTATAGCTGAAAAAGCTGGAGCAATTCTAGCGCTGCCCAATGCTGTTACTACTATTTCAACACCAACACGTGGTTGGCAATCCGTAAACAATCCTCAGGCATCCACCTTAGGTGCTCCGGTCGAAAGCAACACTAAATTACGTCAACGCCAAGCATTATCAACGGCCATTCCTTCGCGTTCTTATACAGAGGGGATTTTAGGAGCTCTATTTAGTCTTGATGGTGTGAGCCGTTGTAAGGTTTATGAAAATCAAAAATCATTTAATGATCCTCTAGGCTTGCCGCCAAACTCTTTGGCTGTTGTCGTAGCGGGTGGAGATGATCAATTGATTGCTGAGACGATTCGAGTAAAGAAGGCACCCGGTTGTGATCTGTACGGAAATACAACTGTGATTCGTCCAACGGTTTACGGTGATCCTGTATCAATTGACTACTGGCGACCAATTCAGAAATCTATTGGTATCCGTTTTGAATTAAAAACTAATTCGGATTACACCGTAGATATCGGTGAGCAAATCAAAAGCGCTTCAGCTGATTACATTAACCAGCTCGATATCGGGGACCGTATCGCAATTAATAAGCTGTATGTACCAGCAGGTTTATACGGCGCATTAGATGCAAGGTCTTATGAAATTGAAAGCCTTCAATTAACTGTAGATGGTGTACCGGTAGAAGGTGATTACACACTAGCTTTTAATGCTGTGGCCTATTGTGATTCAGACAATATCGAGATCAGTGTTGCTGGAGGTGGTTAATGCAAACAGATGATTACTTGAATCTGATCATTAATGAACACCGATCTAAACCAAACTTTAATGAGACGGTCAAAGTATCGATCGAGCCGATTATTGATTGCATGAACGTGCTGCAAAGCATGAATGAAAAGTTTGATTTAGATACAGCAAGTGGGGATCAGTTAAATATTTTGGCTGAATGGGTAGGAGCTCCAACTGTTGTACCAGACATCATCCCGCTGCCCTTTTTTGGATTTGAGGGACAGCCTGAGGCGTTAACATTTGGCGAAACGGATGATCTCGATATTGGCGGCTTTTGGCGTGAATCCGGTGTTAGTAGTTATCGTGGACAAAGTATCCCTCACTTTGGTTGACTCTGAACTTGAAAAATTGCCAGTTAAGTCTTCTTCTGACCATGGTTATAATTTTGCACCCTTCACTCAAAATAATGTTGTAAGTTTTGGTGACTATCAATATGTAATATTAGTTGATGAAAATCGAAATCCGATAGTTTTGCAGCGATACAAACTCGGTAATTGGTCATCTTATAATTTGGCAAATGTAGCAAATAACCCTTTGGTGGCCCCGAACGTTCAGGACGGGCATAATAATTTTTCTATCGGTGTTACTAAAGACGGTTATATCTTAGTTTCTGGAAATCATCACAATAATACTTGCCGTTGTGTGATTAGTCAGAATCCAAATGATATACAGAGCTGGTCGAAAATCTCTTTTTCATCATCGACTGCAATAACTTACCCAAGATTCTTGCGCTACCCAGATGGGACAACTCAAGCGTTTTGGCGTGAGGGAAGTTCAGGTGACGGTTCTTACTTTACAGCCACTTTTGATGATGTAAATAAAGTCTTTAATGCAAAGACTAAATTGATCGATCAAGCGAGTTCAGTTGTATCTAGCCCTTATGAGCAATCTATTGGTATTGGTGATGATGGATCTTTGCATTTGTGTTGGGGATACCGAGCACAATCATCCTCAGCAAATACCAACTTCGGAATGTTCTATGCTAAATCTATTGATAAAGGGCTAACTTGGACAAGTGCGAGTGGTGCCAATTCTTATGCATTACCGTTGAATGATGTTAACTCCGAAAGGATCTACACGGCCAATCAAGGCTCGGGATATGTCAATCAAAACGGAGGATGTTGCGATTTAAACTCTCGATATCACACTGTTATCACCCAGTATGATGTAAACGACAAAACACAACTCTGTCATATCTGGTTCGATGGTTCGATCTGGCGAAATGAGTTAGTCAGTGACTTTACATTTAAGTATGACTTATCTGGTCCTGTCACGACAAATGAGCTTTCTCGCCCATTAATTTGTGTGTCACAAACTGGCAAGTTATTTATTGTGTATAGAACTTCAAACATGGGCCGTGCAAACCACATCCGCTGCATTGATGTGACGACTCCAAATTCTCCGAGGGATTTTTGTTTGGCAAAATTCAATATGAAAAAGTTAGAGATAGCTTTGAATACTGATTATGCAATAAGAAATAATGAAGTTGTCATGTTGTTGTCGCGTGGCGGGGATGGTGTGACAAATGAACTTTGGAAAAATCAGAGTACATATTTGCTTACAGCACCTTTACCCATCTAAATCATTTATATAGCACCCACTTCGGGTGCTTTTTTTTGCCTACTTCTGGAGTAAAAGGCATGGAACCAGTTTCTACAAGCGGTTTAACAGCATTATTAAAGTTTTATGGTGCTGCAATTATGGTGGCCTTGGCAGTGGGGCTCGTTGCAGCAGTGGTATTGATGACACGTATGCCTCGTTCGCCGCAAGAATGGGCTGTAGGGCTAATCTGTACAGTCGTATCAAGTTTAGCGGGTGGCTCGTTCATTATTGTGAAGTGGGGGCTTCATGAATGGGTTTCTGATATTTGGGGAATGATGGCACTTGGTGGATTCTTTTTTATTAGCGGCATTCCCGGCTGGGCTTTGGTCCGGTGGACTTTTAATTTCATTGATAAGCAGGAAGGCAAGACAATTGTCGAAGTACTCAAAGAAGTTAAGAAAGCCAGAAAAGACATTGAGAACAGTTAATACCGCCGAAAGGCGGTTTTTTACATCTAAAGGAAACTGAAATGAACATTGAGCAATATCTTGATGATTTGATTAAGCGTGAAGGCGGCTATGTTAATAATCCAGCAGATCGAGGAGGGGCAACAAAGTACGGCATTACCGAAGCAGTAGCACGAACAAACGGCTTTAAGGGAAACATGAAAGATTTACCCCTTGATGTGGCCAAATCAATTTATAAGAAACAATATTGGACAGCTCCACGATTTGACCAAGTTAATACGATTTCTTCTGCAGTGGCTGAAGAGCTTTTAGATACTGGTGTGAATTGCGGTACCGGATTTGCAAAGCCACTTTTACAACGTGCTTTGAACTTGCTTAACAACCAAGGCAAAGGTGGTTGGACAGATCTTTCGGTAGATGGAATTTATGGCCCAGCTACCCTAAATGCTCTAAAAACCTATTTGGCCAAACGTGGTAAAGAAGGCGAAAAAGTGCTGGTACGAGTACTTAATATTATGCAAGGCCAGCGTTACATTGAAATCTGTGAGCGCAATCCCACGCAAGAACAATTCTTTTATGGCTGGATTGCTAACCGGATCAGCTAGCATGAAAGTCTTCCATTGCAAGCGCACTAAATTTGCTTCGATTATTACTGTGCTGTGTATTCTATTATCTGGCTGCGCAGCCTATACGATCAAAAATAATATTAGAGTCAGCATTTGCGTACAGTGTGTTGTTAATTGACATTTTGTGCCAATAAAAAATTTGGCCAAATTCTCTCGAGTTTATGGCCAAATTTCTATAAAGTTTTTAACTTATTGAAAACTAATAATACAGTAAATTTTATTGCTAAATTATTGATAGGCATTTTATATCAAGTTTTGCGCCTATTATGAGCATCTAATTATTAATCTTTAGCATGCCTTCAAGAGTAAAATAATTATTCGATTTAAGATTTTGAGACATCGACCAGACTCGATTTTGATACATGCTCCCACCGAACCCGAGTTTATATTTTCCGTATTTCTCTTGAATACATTCTATTGCACACATTAAATTTTCAGTTTTTTCTAAATCACTATAGTCTGTCAGCAAGTCATAAGTATAAGAATTTTTGCTTTCTAGCGCAGTCAAAACCACCCCGCATTTTTTAAAATCCACTCCATATCTATAGATATAATCAATCATTGAAGTTGAAGCCTTTACCAAGCGTCTTACGTCATCTGTCGGAACACTAAATGATTGTGATAACTCGCCTTTATAAAAAGGCTTATTCACATCGAACGGGCTTGAGTGAGCAAATGCTACGATACAGCCACACAACACTTGATCTTTTCTAGCCCTTGTAAAAGCTTCTTGCGTCCTTCTGGCAATAGCTTCCTTTAGATCATCTTTATCAATAATCTTTTGTTTAAATGCTCTTGATGAAATGATTTGTTTTCTTGTTGGTGGTGTATCTTCTATTTCGATGCATGCAATTCCGTTTAGCTCAAGAACAGTTCTTTTCATTACAACGCTAAATAAAGATTCGATGTGATACGGATTTGCCATCATCAAATCAAATACGGTATTTATTCCCATCGCTTCTAACTTTCTAGAATGCTGCCTCCCCACACCCCAAACTTCCGAAACTTTTGTCTGTTTATAAAGTAAGTTGCGAATGTTTTCTTGAAAGGAAACAAGGTTACAAACGCCGTTAAAATTCGGATAAGTTTTAGCAAGATGATTGGCAATTTTTGCTTCTGTTTTAGATCTGCCAATACCAACACAAACCGGTAGACCAATCCACATAAAAACTCTGTCTTTCATTAACTTTGCATAAGCATTTAAATCATATTTATATTCGTATGCTGTTAGCTCTAAGAAAGCTTCATCAATGCTATATGTTTCATGTTCATGTGGGGCAACAAACTGTTTTAAGATTGCATGAAATCGCTTGCTCATCTCTGCATAGACGGGGTAGTTGCTTGAAAGTACGGCTACATTGTTACGCTTAACCAGATCAATTATTTTAAATAGTGGTTCACCCATCTTAATTCCAATAGCTTTAGCTTCCGCGCTACGAGCAACGGCACAGCCGTCATTATTCGACAAAACTATGACCGGCCTATTATTAAGCTGGGGGTTAAAGAAACGCTCAATGCTTGCATAGCAATTGTTCACATCTACGAGTGCAAAAATTCGCCTTTTCATACCATTTTGAAATCGTAACAAATTCAAGTTAATGGTAGAGCTGAGGCTTAACAAATTCAAATTTAAAAACTTGTGGATAAACAAACAAAAGTCAAAACTTGTCGTTAACTCTGGTGCATTTGGTCGGAAATTGGTCGGCCCAACTATCTACATGATCTGCCCACCATTGCATCATATTTCTACGATCATTTAGCCATTGGGCATGGTTATATGAAGCACGTGTTTTGTTATCTGACACGTGTGCAAGTTGCAACTCTACCCAATCTTGATTAAATCCATTTTCATTAGCAATGGTTGAGGCGGTGGCTCTTAAGCTATGCATAGTAAAATCAATATCCAGATTATCTAATGCTGTATTTAAAGTAGTTTTCCCTATCATCTCGCCATCTTCACCCGGAAAGATATATTCACTATTTGGGTATAGCTCAAATTGTTCTTTTATTATTTCAATAAGCTGTTTTGATAAGGGAACAATGTGCATCCTGTTCTTTTTCATATTGCGTTTGCCTGCAAGAATTTCAGCTCTTGTAACAGCAGGAATGGTCCAAGTCTCATCTTCAAAGTTAATAAATTCCTTTCTTCCTCGTCTGATTTCGATAGATCTGAGCCAAGAATAAGTTGCCGCTTTAATAGCATTACTGGTACTTTTTGAACCACCATATGCATTTAGTTTGGGGAACAATTCCTTTTTCTCAGTTTCAGTTAATGGCCTAGCATGGGTAACTTCTGGAAGTTTGATATATCCTCTTAAAGCATATGTAGGATCAATAGTTATTCGTTTTGTGATAATGGCATAAGTCATAACCTCACCAATGATTTGCCTTACAAAAATTCCCCTAGCTTCACCAGTGCCTTTGCCGGACTTTCTTATTCTAGCCATCGTACTATCAAGCACATTTTTAATATCGATTGAATCAACTTCATGAATTGGCTTATTTCCAATAATAGGGAAGATGTCTTTTTTGTAATAGCTTTTTCGGCGAGTAAACCATTCTTCAGATTGTTGGCCTGTTTTCGTTTCAAGAAACTCAGCTGCAACTAAACTAAATGTTCCTGCATTTGCTTGAATGGCTTTTAATAGTTCTTCTTGTTGATAACTTGAAGGATCTACACCGTTAGTTAATTGTTTTCTAAATTCTAGAGTTTTCAAACGAGCTTCTGCTAAACTAACTTCTGGATATTGACCAATAGTCAGCATATTCGCTTTAGTAAGATAGCGGTAGCGAAAGCGCCAAAACTTACCACCAGATGGGCGGACTTCTAAACAAAGTCCTGAATGATCTGCAACTCGAAAGACTTTTTCAGTTGGTTTTAAACGTTTGATTTTAAGATCGTTTAACAT